CGCCGTCGGGTAGGCTAGGGTCGTTATCTACGTGTATAAAAGTTTTAGCTATTCCTATGCGTTTAAAACCTACGCTAGTTAAAGCGTCTAACATAACAAACCTATCCGCCGAGTTATTACATTTAATATCCACCGCGTAGCCTCGTAGGTGGCTCGAATTTTTACTACCTTTTACGGCTTTATTCTTAGCCTCTGAACGCCAACTAGAGTTAATTTTAAAAGGTATACCCGCCGTCTGGCGCGCTATATCTAACATACTTAAAAGCTCTTCGTCCATTTTGCTATAACATTCTACGCCGTCGCAAGTAAACTCTTTAGGTTTAAAATATTTTAAAATCATTTTTTAAGTCTTTTACTTAATTTTTCTACCTCTTCTTTTAGTTCTGCTATCTCTTTTTCTAAATACTTTTTATCGTACTTATAAGCCTCTGTAGTTACTGTAGGTATAGGTAGGCGTTTAGCCTCTTCTATTTCTTTATTTAATACTATATACTCGCCAATCAATAAAAACAATATAGCGCTAAAAGATAAAATACTTTTTACCGATATATTTAAAGTCTCTAAATCTTTACTCATTTATCTAATAGCTTTTTAATGTTATATAATAAAGCCGTACTAAGTAGTAAGATCGTTAGCACTTGCTCAATATCTACAAAAGTAATACCTACTGCGCCAGCATTTATTACGTTGAATATAAACGTGTCTACTTTGTCTTGCATTTTTTACCTTTTTTTTCTAGGTAGAGCTTTAGTAATTTCTCGTACTGCTCTTTATTATTTTTACTGCCTTTAGGTCGCCCCATTATTTTTTGGGTTTTATCCACGTGTACGGGTTATACATAGGCGCTCCTGAAATAGTTAAACCGTTCTCGTAGTAAATTGTAGTTATAGGGCTCATATCCGCACCGCTACCCGCGTTATATTCTGCTAGAGTAGTTTGGTTATTTTGTAAATAGTCTATTAAACGCTCGCTATAAAATTGCGCGTTATTGCGTTCTTTAGCTATAAGGCTATCTACCTCGGCTTTAGAAATAGGCGTAGCGTTATCCCCGCTTATTTGAGATATAGAGCTATTTAAAACCTTATTAGATAAATAAGGGTATAACTCTACTAAAGTCCAATACATAACCGTACGTCTTATATAATTATCCATAAGCGTAGCGTATGCAGTAGGCAAGCTAGCTATATTAGTTTTAAGATAGTCGTATAAGTTAGTGCCTAGTATAGGTTGTATATACTTATCTTGGGCGGTTAGTATAGCGGGTAAAAAATATTTTTCGTCTATACTTCCCCCTACTTGACTATATGCTTTTATATAGTCAGCATCTACAAATATTACTTGTGTCGGTAGTGCCATAATATTAATATATTGCTACAATATCGCGAGCGGTTGTATCTGTTCTAAAAATTCTTTTTACTTTAATAAAATCAATATACGTGCCGTTTGCTATATTTTTTAAAGTAACGGTTTGCCCGTCCTCGGTTAATACTTTTAAATTACCGCCCGTACCTACAAAAAGATTAAACGGTAGATCGCTTATGTTATTAGTATCGTGAGTAGTTACGGTTTCGGCTATGCCTCTTTTAGAATATCTAGCTTTACTTTTTTGTCTTGTATCTAACGCCATTTTATTACTTGTTTTTATGTTTTAAACTTCCTCTATTTGGTAAATCTATTGTAGGGGTACTAGACCTACGCCACCCCCTAGGGTTTGTAATACCTGTACCTCTTGTATTTGGGCTTACTTCTGTATCGTTTTTTAGTCCGTCGTTCGGTAAGAATTGCCCGCTTGCGTTTCTCTTACGTTTCCATACTTGGCGTATAAATTTGTGGTGGCAATATACTCCGCCTTTCCACTCCCATATAGAATAAGTACTTTTACCCTCGGGCGCAAACTCGCCATTTATACCCTCTTTACCCATTTGTATAATATCCTCGTACCTATAAGATACTCCTAGCTTTGCGTTTGCTACCATATTCTTACAGAATAGTCTGCTATTCTTACTTAGGTTTCTACTATATCTATAACGTACTTTAAATAGCCCCTTATCGGTTTTACTTTTTTCCTCGGGGTTAGCGTATCGTTTAAAAAACTTATACGGCTCGTTATGGTATTGCGCCTCTAGTTGCGTGTCGTCTACTTCTGTTTCTTCTACAAGTTCCCAAGCGTTAGTATTTACTACCTCGCCTACCTTGTCTAAATACTCTAGCCATAAGTTAGCGTCCTCGTCGCATAGGTGTACGTTTTCGCTTAGGTTAGCTACCTCTTTTACTTTCTTTCTACTCCAACTATGCCCCGCGTCGCCACCCCAAAGAGCCCAAGCTATACGCCCCGCACTAGGGTAACCTTTCTCGCCTTTGTTAAAACCCTTACCTTTTTTGTCTACTTCGTGGCGTTCAAAGTAAGAGTACATACGTTTTATAGTCTCTATACTAAGGTCTTTACCGTTGCTAATATCTCTAGCTCTAGCTACGCCTACCTCTGTACCGCCTCGCTTATATTCTTTACGCCAGGCTAAACCTAGTTTTGCCTCTTCTACCATACCCTTAGTAGGTGTACGGTCTATATCGTCTTGGGTTTTATAGTTGCGTTTCTTCTTTTTTTTTTCGTATGCTGAAAGACTTAACGCTAAATCGTCGCCTTTAAAAAAACCTTTAGCGACTTCAGGCGGTAACTGTAAAAACTGTATTAAAAATACTATCGCTTGCTCTTCAGTTAAAACGCCCTCTTGTACTTTTGCTATAATATCTATAGCGCTACTAATTTGCGCACCGTTATAACTAGCGTCTACTTGTTCTATCTCTTCTTCGCTTACCTCTTCCTCTATCATAGGGTTATCTACTTCGCTATTGTCCTCTATTATTTCTTCTTCTGCGTACTCTTCCGTAAATGGTTGCGCGCTTTCAAACTCTAGCTTTATACCCTCGCCCGCCTCAAACATTATAAGTTCTAGCGCCTCGGTTAATAAGTCTCTATAACCCGTTACTACTGTTTCTTCAAATAATACGCTAGCCGTTTGTAACTCTTCGGCATTATTACCAAGCCCGCCACCGTCAGAGTTTACCCCAAATAAACGAGGGCTTACTACTCTATGGCTTACCATAATTTTGTTGGTAATTTCTGTACTTAAAAATTGGTATTGTTTGTCTGCGTCAGAAAGTGCAAAGCTCGTAATTTCTGGCGCGTTTGCTCGGTCGTCTGAAAATGAAAGTATAAACTTACCCGCGTTTTTAGACCCGCTTAGTTCGTTTTCTATTTGGCGTTTTACCTCTCGGCGTTTCTCTTCGCTAGGTATACCTTGGTTAAATGATAATAAAAAACTAGGCGCTAGACCGTTTTGTATGTTTGCTAGGTGGTACTCGCTTACGTTCTTATCTAGGTTAATATAATTTAGTCCCCCTTGATAGTCAGGCTTTGGGTAATAGTAAGACCCTACGCTATACATTTTAAAGCACGCTATTTGATTAGGGAAAGCGTGTTTTTGTTCGGGGTCAAAGGCTTTGACTTTGTCGTAACCTACTTTTTTTACGTTACTCCAATCTTTAGAATAGTAGTAAAAATCTACTTTGCCGTCGGTCTCTTCGCCCGTTCTCATATTCTCGTACGGTATATGCTCTACCTCTGTTATAGTACTACGATCTAGGGAATAAGATAAAGACAAGTAAAAACCGCCTTGTACTTTAAGGTCTAAAACGCATTTTTGTATAGTGTTTTTACCTACGCCCTTATCGAATAGTTGCAAAAACTTAGCCCATGCCTCTACTTTTTCGTCTTTGTCAGGACTTGTTACCCCGTCGCCATATATCCAAGACGCTATACTATTACATAGCGCATTATGAACGCTAGACTTTTGGTATAAGTCTATAAGATAGTTAGGGTAGTCGTTATTTTGTCCGTAGCTTACGTACTCGTCTGAGCTCTTTACTACTTCGCTATCGTCTATATACTCGTAAGAGTTATTAAATGTATGTAGCTTACTCATTTTTATAAGATATTACCGTAGGTATAGTTTGCCTATCGGGGTTATAATATGTATTAGTAAAGTCGTAACTATCGTAAACCATAGCTACCCCTTTATCTATAAGTACACGCGCGTTTTTATTGCTTATACCTGGCGTATCTGCGGGGTATTGTGTGTTTTCAATTACGCCATATATATTATAGTCGTATTTTCCTGAGTTTTCTAAACCTATTACGCCCGTTCTTGTAGCAGTTTCAGAGTTTGCTAGATCTATACGTAGGTCAAACATAATATACCTAGCATTACTTGAATAACCCGCCAAAGGTAGTAACGTGTCGTATACCTTACCCGTAGTTTGCTCTTTAAATTCTATTAAATAATAGGTAGGTGCACTTAATACCGTAGGTACTTGGTGCGTAGAGTTCGGTAAAAAAACGGGTTTACTAGTATTTATTGAATTACTAAATAATTTACTAGAGTAATTAACCGTTATTTTGTTCGTGTAATTCGGTATTTTTTTTAGGCTTAACACTCTCGAATAAATTAGGGTTAATTTTGTATATAGCTTTTATAGTATTGCTTGGTAAATTGTTACTTAATATAGTTTTTTTTGGGCAATACATTACACTACCTATATATCTTTTTTTTATTTTTCTCTTCATAATTGTAAATATAAAAAAAGGCAGTAAGGCTACTAAGTCCT